TTTCCTTAGCCATTAGAAACCCTTTCGCATTGTGTAATTGTGCCGCATCGAGTTAGCACGCTGTTGCGTACTTTTTGTGGCGCGTTTGTTCGTGTTGTTTCGCACGCGGTCAGGACAAGTGCAAGCATGACGCTAGCCAAGTAATAGCGCGGCTTCATCGGCTGTTATTCCGAGCCTGTCAAGTATGGCTTGTTTGGCTTTTTGTTTGGCTTTATACAATGCGTTGCAAGCGTCTTGGATTTCTTCGTCTGTCAATTCTTTATCGCCGTCTTGCCAGCCAATAGAAGTTAGATAAACGATTTTGTCTGACCAGTTCATTTTTACGCCAATCCAATATCTTCAACCAAAATTGTGCCTTTAGTATCACCAGCGTTACCAGCGGTAAAACCCGAAGTATTGGCTTGAATGGTAATGAATGGCACAAACGAAGTTGTACCCATTTCAGCAGAAGTTAGAAAAATAGAAGTGCTAAATGGTACATACACATTTACACCCAAAGAAGAATACAGAGAACTAACCAAAATTGTTCCTGTAAGATTGTCTTTTCTTAATCTGATGTCAATGTTGCCGTTGTTTGTAAGTTTGGCTACATAACCAATTGTATATGTAATGCGATATAAACGGCCTGCTATTGGCGTAAACGCTGGCGCTGAAAAAAACGCTGTTTCAGTTGTTGAGTTTACGGTCAAAATAGCACTGTTGTCATATTTGCGCGATACAACGCCAAACGGGAAATTATTAGCCTGCGCAGCTGTGTATACAGCACCAGCGGTAAACGTCGAATTGGGCGTAGCCATATTTAATATCCTAACTTATTAAAGTCAAGTCTGCCTTGCACTGTGTTATCTAAAATCAAATAAGAATTTAAATCTGCGCCAGACAGGTAGTAGGTGTAGCGACTTGTGCCGGGTTGGGCTGTAAACGATGCGCCCTCAATAATGGCATAATAGACCGTGCCACGAAATGTGATCGTTACGGCATAGCCGATGCAATCCCAAAAGCCTGTGCCAATGTTGTCAAGTTTCATGGTGTTTTGAGCTTCGGCCAGACACGAAACGGATGCCAAAGCAAATGATGTTGTGCCGTATTGCGTTAAAAGGTAATTAGCAAAGTCAAGTGCTTGTGCCGTGCTGCTGTTGTAGGTGGCAATGTTAAGGTTTCTATATGGCGCTGATCCGCTAGAAACAGTTTGAGCGGTGTAGCCCTCTGGCGTGACTGTTACTTGGGTAAAATAGTTTTGTCCAAGACTTTGAAAATTTATGGTGTCATAAACTTGATTAGTTGCGTTGTTTGTTGTGTCTGAAAAATTAACGGTTGAGTTGTAATTTGAGTATTTAGATATGGCAATAACGCTGTTGTCGCCTTGTCGAATACGTCCATTAAGTGTGGTTGTGTATTGGTTAAACCAGTTAGCCCAGGAATTTGACACAGTTGTGGCAGACAAACTTGGATTGTCCGTGGCCGAATAATTGCTTGTTGCTGTAAGGCCATTAGAAGTGGCAGCTGCCGCTAATTGGGCTGTGGCTGTGCCTGCAGCCATTGCATATGCGTTGCCTTTTGCTCGACCCCATTGGGCTAAAGCACCCTCACAAGAAATGTTTAACCTGTCAGAATTGCCTGTATTAGTGCCTGAGTTGTAAACAATTCCGTATGCCACTGCCACATCTTGTATACGCCCGTACCAAATAACTTTAGTTGATGTTGTGTTAACAACTTTTATATATGTGCCTGTAACCATTGCGGCAATAGGCGAATAGTAGCCATTTGGATACCAGACGCTAATAGAGCACGTATCCGCAGAGTAATTGTCAATAAGTGCTTTACGGCCAATAGTGATCTGTATGCCTTGGACATTTGAGAGCGCTGTAAACGTCACATTGTCTGTCGAATATGAAACCGTGTAATTCTGTGCCATTAGTAAAGGCTTGCTGTAGTAATTGGCACTGACCCGTTCTGGCGCATGTAGTCACGCAAAGCCTGCACTACTGCGTTTGGGTCTCCACCATTGACGTTAATTGTAATATCTGCCAAATTTACGCCACCAAAAAAATCAGGCAAAATTGTTGCTGAGTCGCGAGTTATGCCGCCGCCGCCGCCGCCTTTAAAAATGCTTCCACTTCCTGCATTGCCACCGGCATTGCCGCCGACAGTTGACAATACTGGTGCTGGTAATGGCATAGTTGGCATGTTTGCCAAAATTTGACCTACTCCCCCTTCACGCGCCGCACCAGACCCAACAGACGCGCTACCACTGTAAAATTCACCTGTTCCAAATTTTGGAACAGGTATCTTTGGAAAATTTGGCATTGGTACGTTAGGTATTTCACCAAATTTGGTTGGGTTTAGAAAATTTATTGCGTTAATTGCGTCGTTAACCATTGAGTTAATTCCGCGTGTAACTAATTCGACTGCACCTAAAACTCCGTTGCCAATTGTTGCAACTGTTGCTCCAACAAATAATGCAAAATCTTTGAACGGTTGAATTGTTTGACGAATAGCTTGTGGTCCTTCTCTAAACAATTCATAAAAAGATTGTAATGTTATAGCTGCAATCCCAATACCCGTTGCCAAAACACCTGCCGATGTTTGCACGCTAGTGAATGAGTTTGCCAAAAGAGTGTTTGCTACTTCTACCGCTTTTACTGTGCTAGCGTAAATTTTCATTGCAATGTTTGCCGACACAATTGCGCCAGCCAAAGTTCCTACAACGCCCATTAACACAATAATTACTGTTGTATTTTCTGCCATTGAATTAGCCATGTTGTTTAGTATTGGGGTAATTTTTTGAATGATTGGCAAAAAGACTGCACCAATGCTTTCTTGTAATTCTCCCATTGCAATACCAAAGTTTTTCATACCGCCTTCGGCAGTGTTTGCAAACGCTTCGGCAGAACCGCCAACCGTGTTATTTAATGCTTTAAGAATGTCATCAGCGCTTGATGATTTGTTAATTAAATCTTTTAAGGATGGGTCAAGTTTTACAAGTGCTGCCGTTTGACCAGCTAAGGCTTTTGCAACAGCTGTGCTGGCCGTTTCCATGTCAATGTTTTTTGCTGTAGCCAAATCTGCGGTAACCGCCATTGCTTTTTGAGACAATTCAAGCGAACCAGTAGCGCGCACTAAGTTAGCTAAAGCAGGGCGTAATTGGTCATCTGCCATTGCTGTTTGACGCGACAAAGTGCTAATAAACGCTTCCGCGGCTTTCACTTGACTATCGGTGGCTTTTGTAGTTGCTTTAAGTTGTCGAGCTAATTCCACTTGTGCGGCTTCGTCTGCCATTGCTGCTTTCGTTGCCAAACCTATTCCAGCGGTAAGAGCGCCAAGTGCGGCGGCGGCTGGCACAAACGCCTTTTCAAGCGCAAAGCCACTTTTAGCACCAGCGCCTTCTAATTGATCAAATTGTTTTATTGCTTTGTCAAGACCTCTTCCGTCATACTCTGCAATAATGGGAATTGTTAGAGCCATTATTTAAGTCCTAACTGAATTTCTGTTTGCGTTTTAGTAATCATATTTTCCATATCGCGCTCAACATTTTTGCGTGCCCTATATACAGCAGGCCCAATTAAACGTGTACGACCTTGACCGACAAAACCTAATTGTTCGCCAAGTTTATTTGAGTTCTGACGTCCAGCAGTTTCAAAAATTGCTGCAGCAGGGTTGCTTTGTTCAATAAGAATTACACCAACTGCGCCTCGGCGTGTATCAAATTTGACTCGTACACCTTTTACTGCGGCTTCAACCGTAAATGGAAAGTTTTTTCGACTTCTACCTTTGCTTTGCCAGTTGTATTTCATACCAGATAACGGCAACTCAAAATATACGTTTTGAGCTGCTTTGACTGCTGGAGTTGCAATGGCAATAGCGTCTGCTTTAAAATCTTTTTGTAATTGTTTGTCGATTTTGCCTAATTGGTTAATTGTGTCTTTGACGCCTGCTACTTGTATGGTTGTTGAAATCATAGGCGTTTACCTTTGGTTGCGGTTATTCAATACTGTAATCACCGTAACTAGGTCACGCGTGTCAAACTCAATTTGCGTTGGCCACCACCCTACTGCCACTAGCAATTCTGCTAATTGGTATCGGTAAGAGCCAACGCCGTAGGGTTTGGGTTTGTCTCATCAACGGAAGTTAATTCCATATCAGGATGCTGTTTAACCCATTCTCGCCATGTTTCTGGTACAGGGTCGCCAGCAAGTTTGCATAAGTGAAATGCCCAACACGCCAGATCGCTGTAGCCAATACCCCGTCCGTCAGAGACTTTTCGGTTTTCTGTTTTTTCCCATTCACATACCACAAACATATTTGTAATCATTGTGCGTGAACCTCGACCATCTTGCAGGTCTAATTCTAATTTAATTTTCATGCCTTACCTTTCGTGTCGGGCCGATGTAGGCCGTTAATTATGGGGTTACTGAAACGCTGTAAACGCCGCCTTGAAACGTCACACCGCCCATGACATCAAGAGCGCCCAGCGATGAAACTACCAAAGGCAATGTGCCCATGTAGGCCCCGGTCAGAGTGTGCAGAGGATTGGTCGCGCTCACCGCTGCGTCTTTTGCTTTTACCGTAACAGTAACGGCCGTGCCCACCAAAGTTTTAAGCGTTGCATAACTGCTTGATGCGGCTGTGCTGTTGTAAAGGTCAACCACTAATGATGAATTTTCCAATCCGCCGACAAACGTCCTTGCCGTATTTGACATATTCGTAGATTCAAGAGCCTCAATATTTAGAGTAAAGTTTGCGCTTGAAACTTGCCCAGTTAAGTCCACGGTCGCAATTGTGACTACCGCGTTGCTGAGAAAAGTGCTTGTGCTAGTTGATGCCATGTGGGTTGCTCCTCGTTAGTTTCTAGTTAAGTTTTATCAGATAAATGATAGGTCGTGGTGGATATTAGACGGCTTGCGATTGAATGTTCATTGTCAGGTCGTAGCACGGGTATTGTGCGCCGCCTATTTCTAGGGTGCCGGGTTGACCAGACAAAATGGCTATACCGCCTAATAAGACTTTGGCTGAAATGCTCAAAATGTCTCTAAG